AATAAAGGTTATATGGAAGTTTGGCTTAATAACGGCAATGACTGGGTTTATAGGCATTATCACGAATGTATTGATAGAATGGTTGAGCTTGCCAATAAATTTGCCTATACAAATGACCCTCTATTAAAAAGAGTGCTAAATCAAATGGCAAGAGAACTCTTAATTGCTCAAACTTCCTGTTGGGCATTTATAATGACAACTGGCACAACTGTTGAATATGCTATGAAAAAAGTTAAAGGACATTTAAATAGCAGTTAAAGGGTAAACTGTCCCTGAAATCATCGCTCGTGAGGCAGAAAGGAAAAAATTATGAAAGGACTTTTTCGTGAGCATACAAACAGTATATCACAATGATAATACCTGCCATGAAGGGATACTTACCTTATATAAAAGAAGAAGATTTTTAATGGGGGAAAAACCTAAATACCAACCACCAGAAAAAGAAAGCGAGGATTTTAGAGTTTATACTAAAAGGGAAGAAGAACCTTATTACAATAAAAAAGATCATCGTGAAAGAACATTGGCAAACGAAGAAGCAGAAGGTAGAAAAGGCGGACATCGAGTATTTTGGAAAAAACAGGAAAAAAATAAGGAAAAAGAAAAAACAAGTTAAGTACAGGTTAAGTTATCTTTACACTTAACATGACCTGTAGAGGGCTTATTTACAGAAAAGACACTGACGGGTAAATATATACTAACTTATTACTGAAATACTTAGAATTAGTAAGTACATAGAAAGGAAAAATGCACACACTACCACAAAATGAACAAGAATTAACCATGTTGATCTCTGGAGTTAACGCTAGAGCTATGCAGAACTTTACTATCTGGAAAGCAGATGCGATCGGAGCTATTGAAAAACTGCCAGCAATTACTCAACTCGGATTAGATGGCAAAACAGAAATTGAATACATTGATAGAAACGATTTAATAACTAAACTAAGGAACTTATGAAAGTAACAATAAAGAAGGCTAAGTCTGACACAGTAGGAGCTATCTGGCTTATTGTAGATCGTGATGACAGTGTCCACTCAACGGCTGATGACTTGCAAGAATCCCTGGATATTGAAACCATAGGCGAGAATACAGCCTACGCCTTCAAAGAAGACGAATTAGAGCCTATTTACGAGGCACTAAAGGAATATTTAAAGAAGGTTGATGTAGATGAATTGATCGAGATAGCTCATAAAGATCTAAACAAGAATGACTGGATGCCTATGTTAAAAGACTGGCTAGTATTACAGAAAGTTGAAAGGGAGAAATGAAACTACTTAAACTCTCTCTAATACTACTTATTCTAGCTATGAGTGTAGTAGTAGTTTTAGAGCTACAAAGAGCTAGAGGACTAGAAAAATATTTATATGAAAGCAATTAAACTATTAGACTCTTTAGGTAACTTTGAATGGATAGAGGTAAAGAAGAAAAATGATAGACGAGTAATTATAAAAGAATATATCCCGTTTATTTTAATGTTTTCTTATTTTCTTCTTTGGTTGCTTGTTTTTATATTGATCTAGATATATCTAGTTTTATTCAGAATTATTTGTGTTAGTATTAAACTATGGGTAAAAAGAAACTCATTAAATGTCCTCACTGCGAGAACGATGGAATCACGCAAAACATGGCAGAAGTCTTAGATAGTGGCATGATCGGCATTCAAAGATTTCATCATAAAGAATATGGAAAAGACTATACTGTTGTAGGTGGTAAAAATTTCTTTTTAATTTGTGGTAAATGTGGAAAAAAGGTTTATGTTAAAACAGACCTATGTAATTCTGGGAGCTAATGGATTTGTTGGTAAAAGACTTATAGAAGTTCTTGAAAACCAAAATGTTCGTTTAATTCCTAGAGACATGTATTGTAATTTTTACGCCCTGAAAGAATATCTTGAGGCTTTAAAACCAGATCATATAATTAACTGTTCTGCTTATGGAAACATGGCACACCAAGAAGATATAGACGCAATTTATCAAATTAATGTAATCAATCCTCTTTATTTACTCCAGGCCACTAAAAACGTAGATTATAAATCACTTATTCTAATGGGCTCTTCAAGCGAGTATGGATCTAAGAGTGAACCAATGAACGAGCTAGATTTACCAGAAACAGACACGTTTTATGGTGCTTCTAAAGTAGCACAAACTTATCTCGCTAGAGCTTATGCTAAACAATTTAATAAACCTATTCGTATAATTAGACCTTTTTCAATTTATGGAGAAGATGAAGCAGATTTTAGATTTATTCCTACAGTTATTAGATCGCTAAAAGAAGGAGAAGAATTTAACTTAGTCAAAGAGCCTAGCCATGACTGGATTTATATTGATGATTTTATTCAAGGACTTCTGCTGGCGACTAGAAAAAAAGTAGATTTGCTTAACGTAGGCACTGGAGAACAATTCTCAAATATTGAGGTGGTAGAAATGCTTGAAGAAATATCAGGTAAAAAAGCTAATTACAAAGAGGTAAAACAACTAAGAGGATTTGATTCTAATAACTGGGTAGCAGACAACTCTTTATTAAAAGATTTAGGCTGGAAACAAAAATATTCTCTATTTAACGGACTAAAAAAAGTATATGAAAACTCTTGAACAATTAGAAAAACGTGTATTAGATATATCCTATGCACTTAAATTAAGTCATATTGGGTCATGTCTTACTGCACTTCCAATTATCCAACTCATTTACAGAATGAGAAAACTAGATGAACCATTTGTACTTAGCTCTGGTCATGCAGGATTAGCTCTTTATGTTGTCTTAGAGGATTTTTACTCAAAAGAGAATGGATTTTATGGAATTAATGCAGTCGAACTTTTCCATAAACATGGAGTACATCCAAATAGGGATTTAGATAATGGGATTTACTTTTCAGGTGGATCATTAGGACATGGACTACCAGTAGCAGTTGGGATGGCTTTAGCAGATAGAAGTAAGAATGTTTACTGTTTAGTATCTGATGGAGAAATAGCAGAGGGTAGTATTTGGGAGGCTCTTAACGTAGCTAGGAATCAAAAACTAACTAATCTTAGAGTTTATTTAAACTACAACGGCTATTCGGCTTATGACAAGGTTGAGCTCGAACCACTACTTAATAAGTTAAGAGGGTTTAATTTTCCAGTCAAAGTGTGCAGAGCAAGAGAAACTAAGCACGAATTTTTAAAGGGTTTAGATGCTCATTATTACACAATGGACGAAATGGATTATAAAAGCCTATGACAAGACACAACTCTCAACGTGGATATTTCGCTTACGAACTTTTTCACTATATGTTTCGTAACGATAAAGTAATTCTTCTTGTGGGTGATCTAGGATATAAGATGTTTGACCAAATTAGAGAAACATTTCCCGATCGTACTCTTAATACAGGAGCAGCAGAGCAAGCACTTGTAGACCTAAGCATAGGACTAGCATTAAGTGGTAAAATACCAGTATGCTACAGCATAACTCCATTTCTTCTTTACAGACCCTTTGAATCACTAAGAACTTATATCAATCACGAAAAGATTCCTGTTAAGCTAATAGGAGGTGGTAGGGATAGTGATTACGCCCATGATGGCTGGAGTCACAACGCCTCAGATGATAAAGAGTTTATGCAACACTTCAAGAACATAAACTCTTATTGGCCTGCAACTAAAGAAGAAATAAACGCTAAATACGTAGAGAGATTACTAACTAACGAGAAACCAGTATACTTAAATTTATCAAGGTAAATATGTTAAAAAAATTAAAAGAAGCACTTAAACTAAGTTTGTGGACAGTCAAGGGAATTTTTAGAGCTTATTTTAAATCATCTCAAACTCCACTTTCTTTTATTATTGGAGTTAATTCCTATGAAGATGAGATTTGGCTAAGAAAAATGGTGATTGCAGTTGTTGATCTAAAACAAAGACGTGATGATGAATTTGAAAAGAATAAGCTAGAACGAAGAAAACGCTTAATTAATCTAAATAGAGAAGGTAGAAACGGTGACGATCTAGTTGTTCTAAAGTATGCACAAATCGTAAAAGATAATTTTAAGCATCCTATCGGTGTAGAATTTGGTTCTGCCTATGGTGGTGGTGTCCAAGATATTGCAGAGCTATGGAAAGGTAGAGGCAAGTATTATGGATTCGATACGTTCGAAGGTCATCCGAAAGAATTGGGAGAAGTAGGAACATTCGAGGCTAATTGTATGGATAATTGGTATACTAATCCTTTGTTTGGAAAAGATAGACTAACTTATGAATTTCAACGCAGGATATTAGATAACGCAGGACTAGACAATGCAATCTTAGTTAAAGAACTGGTAACTGAAGAAACCGCTAAAGATTTAAAAGAGATACACTTAGCTTTCTTAGATATGGATATGGATAAGTCAATGAGAGATGGATTTAATGCAGTCAAAGATAAGATAGTAAAGGGTGGATATTTACTTCTTCACGATGCTATGCCTGAATGGCACTTACCAAAGGTTCATAAACTCTACTTAGAGATTGCACAAATGGAAGATTGGGAATTAATAAGTAATGATGAAGGAACTTACATAGTAGTATTTGAAAAAATATGCTAACACTAGCACTAAACATAATGGCTTTTTTATTCTTAATGTATGTAGCATATCTAGCATTTTGGATAATATTAGTTGTTTTAGGGTGGATAATAAGCCTTTTTATGGAGTAAAACCACTCCCCTACCAATTTAAAAGGCTAAAATAGGGGTAGAGTAGAGCAAACTATGAGTTACGAGATAAAAGAAGCAATGGCTAGATTCAAGAAACTACAGAGGAAGTATAAACAATCTGGAGATGTTAGACTGGTTAAAGAGTTAACTAAACTAGACAAACAAATAGCAGAGAAGAACACAGAATGGATTATAAGTTACGGAAAGTTCTTTACTTAACACTATAAGTTTGTTATAAAGACTTTATGGAAGACAAAGAAAATAAAGGGGTACAAGAGAAGAAATCGGGGGGGCTTAGTAAGATAGCTTTAACTGAGAGTATTAGGAGACATGTTCCTTTATTATTAGAGAAGGCATTAGAGATAGCTAAGAACGGAGATAGTGATAGCAATAAGATTGGAGCAATTAAACTTTTACTTAGTAAAGTTTTACCTGATCTTAAAGCAACAGAGTTAAGCACTGACGATAAATCAAAGTTTATATTTCAGATTATAAAAGATTCAACACTAGAAGATGCAAGAGATAAAGATTCCACTAACAATTCTAAACTTCCCAAAGCAGGAGACAGTATTTCAGAGTCCAGCAAGGTTTAAGATTGTAGCTAAGGGCAGACGCTTCGGTTTAACAAGGGGGGCTGCTAATAATTTCATTGAAGAAGCAATAGAAGGAAAATTCAAGCAAGGACTATGGGGTGACGTCATCAACTCAAACATAGATCGTTATGTTGAGCGTTACTTCTTGCCTCATCTTTATAAGATTCCTCGTACTCAATGGAAATGGAGACAACAGTCTAAAGTCTTAGAGATGTTTGATTCTTTTATTGACTTTCGTAGTGCTGAAAGACCTGAGGGTTGGGAGGGGTTTGGTTATGATAAAGTTTTTTTAAACGAGGCAGGTATTATTCTTAATGATGACTATCTTTGGAACAACGCCATTAAGCCTATGCTTTGGGAGTATAAGCCTAGATCGGTAATAGGAGGTACGCCTAAAGGAATGAACCTATTTCACGAACTTTATCTAAGAGGACAGGACACCAATCAAACAGACTATCAATCGTTTCACTTTACTTCATTCGACAATCCTTACCTAGATCACAACGCTTTAGCAGAAGATATGAAGTCTATGCCTCAAGCAGTTATCCAACAAGAGATTTACGCAGAGTTTCTAGAAGATACTGGTGTTGTATTTAGAGGCACTAAAGAAGTGATGACATCTAAGGCACAAGAACCTATTAAGAATCATATATACGTTATGGGAGTTGATCTGGCTAAGGTTCAGGATTTCACAGTTATTACAGTTTATGATCGCCATACCAACGCACAGGTCTATCAAGATAGATTTAATACTCTTGATTGGAACTTACAAAAGAAAAAGATTAAAGAAATTAGTAAAAAGTATAACAATGCTCTAATTGTATTAGACGCAACAGGACTAGGTGATCCCATCGCTGATGATCTCATAAGAGATAACCTCCCAGTAGAACCATATAAATTAACTAACGAGAGTAAAAAAGAACTCATCGAGAAGTTAATTATTTGGATCGAACAGAAGAAATTTGCAATGCTTCCGCTACAGGAAACGCTTGCAGAATTTTCAAGTTTCACTTATGATGTAACAAACAGAGGTAGGATTACTTATAACGCACCTACAGGATTTCACGATGATATTGTGATCTCACATGGTTTAGCGATATGGGGTCTTAACCCAACGGTAGAAGAAGTCAAAGCCGAGCCTGTTTCCTTGATACGATCAGAGTATTTGAGACAATTAAAAGGAGACAATTATGAGGATGGCTACTTCTAACGAAGCATTATTTTTTGTTGAAGATCAATTAAATAGATCTCAAATTCCATTCGTTTTGCTCGGTGAAACTGCCAAACAAGCTCAGAAGGGTTTTGAGAGTGTTTTTGAAGGAGATATTCAAATAGGGATCTTAAATAAAGATTATACACAGAGTGGCAGGTCTACTTTAAAAATGTTAATGCCTCGTCATACAGAGTGGGGAGATAAATTAATTAAAGTAGTTTACAACGGAGTAAACATTGAAATTAAAATTATTCACCGCAATTATTCATTCTTTAAGAATAGAGATATTATAATTACCTCTATTTCAGACTTTTGTTTGCCAAACCCTTTTAGTAAATATTGGTCAGCTCGTAACTTAATACAATAAGGAAATATGACAGAAATTATACTTTTAATCATTATCTTAGCTTTACTTGGTTATCATGCTTGGTATGTTAGTGAACACGACAAACAAACAAACATGTTTACACGTGCTTTGTTTTCAAAGGATATCAATGACTTTACTAATTCAGAAATTATTAATAAAACTCCAAAAATGAAAGTTAAAGAAGAAGAATTAGTACCTTTTGACGAATTAAGTGACAAGCAGTTTGAAAAAATAATTAAACAACAGGTCAAATAATGAAAAACAATACCTCATCACTTGAAACAAGATCAATTTATAGAGCAATCGAAAACCAAATCAATACTTATTCTTCAAAGCGCAAATCTTTTGAACGCAGATGGTACGATAATAATTTCTTTGATGATGGCTTCCACTTTCGTTATTTAAGCAGACAAACTGGAAAAATAATTGATCTAAGTAGCAAACAAAGCGAAACGAGCCCAAAACGAGCCATTCCAAAGGCTAGCAGACAAATCAGAGGTGTTGCTAATTTACTCTTAGGATTAGATCCTCATCCGGTAATTTACCCAGAAGAAGTAAACCAATCACAATTTCAAGAGAATGGACAATTGAATCAACAGGCATATCAACAGGCTTACGATCTTGCTAAGAAGGTAGCTCAAAAAATTGGACATTGGATTACTGATGAGTGGGGCGATCAAGAGCTTATAGATAAACTAACTCACATGGTTATTTTAGCCGCTAAGCATGGCATTTCATATATCCAGATCCTTCCAGATCCGATCAAAGAAAAGATTAATACTAAAGTTGCAGATGCTTTTGATATTTACCTAGATGGTTCTCTCACCGAAATTTATGATTCACCCTCTATTATTAAAGCAGTTCCTACTCTCATTTCAGAGATTAAGGCCAATGAGAATTTTAAAGAAGAAGCTAGACTAAAGATTAATGCTGATAACGAATACGCCTCAAGTGAAGTTAAGCAAGCCTACATGAACGCTAGGTTTGGAAGTCCAGAGGTAGCAGAACATACCGAAACCCTTATCCTCAAGGAGGCATTTATTAAAGAGTATTTAAGCGATGAAAACAAAGCTCGTATTCGTGAACTTCAAAACGGAGACATTCTAAAAGACAAAGAAAACGGGGACATGATAATGCGTCATGTCTTTTCAACGTCTAACGGAACTCTACTCGATGAGTATGTTGATCTTAATGAATATCCTTTTGTTGACTTTAGATTTGAACCAGGAATGATTTATCAAGTACCTTTAATTGAAAGATTTAAAGACGCCAATAAATCCCTAGACATTGCAATGAGTCGTGTTGAGGGTTTTGCAAACACAATGATTACCGGTATTTACCAGAAGCGTAAAGGAGAGAACTATCAGATTTCAAATATTCCAGGAGGACAAGTTATTGAATATGAGGGACAACCCTTAATTCAACAACAGCCGGCCAGCGTACCAGCGTTTATGTTTAACTATATGCAGATGTTAAACACCAACATCGAAGAACAGGGCGCAAGTGCTTCTGCTCTGGGTCAACTTCCTCAAGGTGTTAAATCGGGGGTGGCTATTGAATCAGTAAAACAAACTGAATACGCTAATCTAAAGATTCCCACCAATTATCTTAAAAAAACTGTTAAGCGTATTACAGAGAGATTAATTGATGCAGCCAGCAAATCTTTTATTGATCCAAAGACCGTATATATTTTAGATCAAGGAGAACCAGATTATTACAAAGTTATAGGTGAAAGAGGTTTAGCTGCTAGAAAAAAAGCAGGCTTAACCATTCCAGACAACACGGTTGTTATTAAAAATAACTACAAAGTCAGAATAGATATTGAACCAGCCCTTGGATTTACAATGCAAGGCAAAAAAGACACAATGTTGCAAATTGTTCAGTTCTTAAAAGATATGGCTAAAGAAGGCTATCTAACTCAAGATGCCGTTAAACTAGTTATTAATCAATTCTTACAAACTTTCCAATTTGGCTCTACTCAAGAGTTTATGGAGGCTATGGAAAATGGAACTCAAAGTAATCCTTTGAACGAAGATCAATTAATGCAGATGAAGATCGCTATTGTCGAGGCCATGAAAGACGCAGGAGTTGTTGGAGACACCACAGAGGATGACATCGCTAAAACAAAGGTTGGCGTAGTGGAAGCACTACGAGACATGGGAGCTTAAATGAAAAAAGAAACTAAAAAACAAGCTATTGATATTGCTCTTAGTAAAGCCAGAGAAGAAAAAAAATCTGGTTATTCTAAAGACGTGGTGGAAATGGCATTAAGGAAACATGAAAATAAATAACGATAACCTAGCAAAATCTATTCACTATAGAATGACCGGAGAAGTAAGTGAATATGATAAGAAGAAAAAAGGACTGATCAAACAACTCAGTAACAATCCTATTGCTAAGAAGTTAGAAGAAAAAGAAGAAATGATGGAGAAGATGGATGAGAGATACGATGAATGGGAAAAGATCCAATGCTTGATTGGTGGCGCTAGAGAACTCTACATGGATAAAGGAGATTTTAAAGAAGTTGCCAAGAACCTAATTGATGCTTTAACTAAAATATCTAAATAATTTGACACATTTCTATTAATGAATTATTATAAAAACAGTCAGCAATGACACCGCATAGTTATAGAGCTATGACATAACAGTCATGGCTTTTTTATTATACAGAACCGTCCAATTAGGAACGGTCTAAAGAAAGGAAATACTATGTCATTTACGGATAAAGTTGAACCTGAAGAGGTTAAAAAAGTAGAGGAAGTTGTAGAAGAGGAAGTCGAAAAGATAAAACTTGGAGATGAAGAATTCACACACGATCAACTCAAAAGACTGGTAGATCTCGGTAAAATAGGTGTTGAAGCTGAAGAAAAATACAATACATCATTAGACAAAGTATGGCCAGAGTTCGGTAAGAAAAGCAACCAACTTAGAGAATACGAAGAAAAGTTTGCTCATCTGGAAGAAGAGAGAAACAAACCTCAGCTCCCAGAAAACGAACAACAAGCAATCGAAGAAGCAAGAGCTGCTGCTAGAAAATTAGGACTAACTTTAGATGAAGATGTAGAAGGTAAAGTAGGAGCTAAACTTGAAAAAGAATTTAGAAACTACTATCTAAGAGAAAAATCAGCAGAAAGACTCTTAGAAGAAACAAGTCATTTGGAAAAAGAAATAGATGGATCTGATGGAAGACCAAAATTTAATTCAACAGAAGTTTTGGAATTCATGAAAGAAAACCCAGGATTTAAAAAACCAATTGACGCTTACGAAGCAAAATATAAATCTGAAACAGATGAGTGGAGAGCGAACCAAATAGTTAAAGCTAAAAAAGGAATTGTTACAAACAATGACAACTTAGGGGTTGACAAACAACCTCCAGAGGTAAGAGTAACAAGCGCCAATTTAGACCAACTTATTAGAGAAAGCCTAAACAAGTAGCCGTACGGATATTATAAATTTGGAACATAAACAGGAAAGGAGTACAATTTTATGTCAATTTTATTAAGCAATGTTACAGACACGCTTGAGAAAGTTATCCAACCTTATATTCAGGACAACTTTAACAAGACCACCCCATTGCTCGATCAATTAAAGAGAAATGACAACGTAGAGTTTTTTAATAATAACTTTTACGCTCCAATTAGAACTTCACGTCACAGTGGAATTGTTAACTTGGCTAACGATGGCAACAGTCTAGTTAGTGGCAAAGCCTCTACCGATCAAGCAAGTGTTGGTGTCAAAATCTTAACTGGAACTTTCGATATTTCGAAACTAGTCCTAGACGCTACCAAAACCAGACCAGGTGCAGTGGAAAACCAACTGACCTTTCAGGCTCGTACGTTAAACAATGATTTTGCAAAGGACGTTAACCGTCAGTATTATTCTGATGGTGTTGGTGTTCTAGCTCAAGTAGCAGGTTCTGTAGGTGCAGGTACTTTAAGCGTCATGTTACCAGATGCAAGTTTGGATGACGGAAGAAGTATCGATAATTACGGTACAGTCAATGGAGATATCAATCCAACTAAATATTTACAACCAGGAATGGTTTTGGGTATTGGTACTGCCGCCGCCGATTTGGGTACTATTTCTACTATTACTGGAAACACTGTAGTAGTCACTGGTGCTCCAGCAATCGTTGCCAACGATTCTATTTATAGAGTTGATGGTAGTGGCGAAGGTGCAGGGACTGCCGAAATTCAAGGTTTGAGAGCTGCTTTATCTAGTTCAAGTGGTACTAGCGAATACGCTAGTGTTGCTCGTTCTACTTATGGTTGGGCTCCTCAAATTGGCACAGTCGCTGAAGCCCTATCGTTGTCCGCATTGGAAGATCAATACATTTCTGCCAGAGAGTTCGCTATGTCTGGTGATAGATATGCTATTTTCGTCAACAAGACTCTCTACAAGAAATACGGTGATATTCTCACCGCTTTGCGTAGAACAGTTAACCAAACCGATTTACTCGGTGGTTGGACTGGTCTTGAATTCCAAATCGGCATGGGTAAAGTGGGTGTGTTCTTGGATTACGAAGTTCCAGATGGAGAGGTTATGATTATTAACCTTGATTCTTGGACTGTCTGTGAGGTATCACCTATGAATTGGGTTGAAGGTCCAGATGGCAAACCTATGGTAAGACGCAGAGATGCTATTACCTATCAAGCTACTATGGTATGGTTTACGAACCTACTCTGTAGAGCTCCAGGTGCAAATGGTCGTTTGACTCAAAAGACTGATTAAAAAAGTGGTTTTGGAGGCCGCTCGAAAGGTTATTTTTTACGAATCGATAAGTAAAAAAGATTCCTTACCTCCAAAAAAGAGAGTAATGGCGACCCAGCAAAGTTCGATTCTTTGCGCTCTCGCAATATGGTAAAAATTACTAAACAAGATAAGATGCGTTTTGGAGCCATACCAGATGCTGATTTTAGTGAATCACATAATAGAAGTGTGATAGCAGCAACAATTAAAAATGCTGACGAAAACCAAAAGAGAAAACAAAAACTCTTTAGTGAAGGTTTAAGAGATAGAGCAGACATGGTGTATAGCTTTATAAGACACATTGTTAAGGGAGGTAATCAAGATAAAACCATAGAAAAATACCTTGGTAAAGATCGTATGATGCAATTAATGGGAGAAGAAAGAATCCGTGAAATGCAACGCATGATGGCTATGCAGGGTAAGTATAAATAAATAGAAAGGACATTATGCCACTTAAAAGACATTTGCCAGACGTTAGATTTAGCGGTAATCAAGTCACACCAGACGAAATTGACCGTTATGAACAGTATCAAGTAATTAATCCAGCCATTAGCGCCACCTTCTTTGGTAGTGCTACTGCAGGCACAGTTGACGAAGTTGTCACCATTGGCTTGGGGAATACCAGAGCCGACTTCCCACGTGCAGTTGCTCTCATCTTCTCAGGAAGCGCTTCGGTTAGTGGAACTGCAGCCGTAACTGGTAAAGATCAGTTCGGTGTTTCTATCAGTGAAAGCCTAGGTCTTGCACAAGGAACTCAAGCTGCAGGAACTGTTGCAGGCACCAAGGTATTTGCACAAGTCAGTGCTTGTAGTGTAACTATGGGAACTGGTGTTCTTGGAACTGGAACTGTTTCTCTTGGTGTGCCTATTGCTGGAACTTCCGCTCTTTTTGGCTTACCAACTAAAATTGGCGCAGTCTCCGATGTTAAAGCGATCACTTGGTCAAATAGCACTGGGTTATCAATCGCAATTAATGGCGGAACTGTTGCTTCTACCACCTATGTAGATACCACAAATCATGCATTTAAAGGTTCGGCTGCTTTGGCTGGTACAATGACCTATACAGTCTTGTACAAACCATCCTATGTTGCTGAAAGTCTAGCCAAAATGGCTAACTTGTAATTAAAGCAGATAAGTGATAAAGTTAGGGTAATTTACCATTCTGCGAGATGGAGAATCCCTCTCTAATTCTCGCAGATTAGGGGGGGATTTTTTATCTATGCAAGCATTTTTTTTCAACGACTTCAAGAACGCCTATATACCTGAAATACTCAAGGAAATGTATCGAGATTGTGTGTACGATCCTTATTTGAAGGGTAAGAAAGATCTAGTAATTCTTGATCTTGGAGCTAACATCGGAATGTTCTCTTATTACGCCTATGATATGGCTAAGATTATTTATGCAGTAGAGCCTAGTAAAATGCACTTTGAAGCACTCAGTAAGATGATTGAATACAACGGAATGAAGCGTGTCAAAGCCATCAAAAAGGCAGTTTCACATAAAACAGGACAAACTACCTTCTTTCATAATGATAATGTCACTATGTTTAGTTTAAAACCAGAAGTAAATAGCAGACCACAAGATGCTGAAATCGTGGAAACTATCTCACTAGATAAATTCTTTGAAGAAAACAAAATTAAACACCTAGATTTTCTCAAGATCGACATTGAAGGAAGCGAGGCAGAAGTTTTTGCAAGCGAAGGATTTGAAAAGGTTGCAAATAAGATCGATGTAATAATGGGTGAGTTTCACACTTGGAGCAACGTCAACCCTAGACAATTTGAAACATATTTAACAGATAGAGGTTTTACTTTTAAATGGGTTAATGCTACAGAGGCTACCTTATTTATTTGTGAAAGAACACATGACTGATGAAGATTTAAAAAAAGAGATATTTATTGATAAGGTTTATGGAGAGGTTGAGGGAAATGACTTAACGATCTTAGATATTGGTGGATGTAGTGGATTTTTTAGTATATTTGCTCAATCTCATGCTAAGATTATTTATGCCTTTGAACCCTACTCATTGGCAATTAAGAACTTCAAAGAGAATACTAAGGAATTTAAAAACATTAAACTTATAGAGAAAGCAGTCTCTGATGTTAGCGGAGAGATTGACCTTTATGAAGATGATTACGCAGGTCAAAGCATAGTGCATAACAAAGAGCAAAAAGTATGCAAAAGAGTGCAGTCTGTAATCCTATATGACTTTATTATTGAGAACAAAATAGATCATATTGATTTTATGAAGATGGATATTGAATGTGCCGAGATAAATGTTTTTAATAGTAAAAACTTCGATAAGGTTTTAGCAATAACTGATAGAATAGCAATGGAAACTCATGGACACAATGCTTTTATTATACCGATACTAGAGAATAATAACTTTAAAATGTTAAAAATAGATCATACTTGTATAGCCGAAAGGATAAAATGAAAATTATAGCTTATACCTGTGCAGACCAAAATAATATGGGTTATGCCAAAAAGATGGTTAACTCTTTCCACTATTTTCATCCAGATATTGAGGTGAAGATTTATACTGAAAAAGAAGTCGGAAATCCAGTTAATTGGTATAAACAGAAGCCTTTATTCGCTAAAGAATTAATTAAAAATTATGATCTTGTGATAGGACTAGATGCAGATCAGATCATTACTGGTGATCTCTCTTACGCTTTTGACAAAGAATTTGACGTTGCTGTTGTCAATAATTTTTGCAGATCCGATGTTGATAAATATGGTTTGATAAGTGTTTTTGATATCCCACCAGATCAATATATGAATTGTGGAATGGTGATGATGAAAAGTAAAAAGTTTATTGAGAATTGGTGGAATCTCTGCAATTCGTTTCATTTCCAGAATATGAGATATAAGGAACAAGATTTGCTTAATCTCATGATCCATTTTGGGGACTGGAATGTGTTTCCACTTGATAGACCAAGTAAAGAATGCAACGGGTGGCACGGACTACTTTCAAAGGGCGAGTGGTTAAAAATGAAGTTGGTTGACGGAAAACTTATCCTTCCTAAAGCCAAAGATAATTATCCCGAATCAGATAAAGAAATTAAAGTAATGCATTGGGCTGGTGGTGGAAATGAACCAAAACAAAACTATAGAATCAGTTGCACGGAGGAAGTAATCGAGTACCTTGACGAACTAGTCAAAGAAAGAACTAATGGAAGACCTGCTAAAGAAAATAAAGGATCTAAAAATATTAAATGACAATGAGTATTCTTCACTTGAAGGAATAATCATGTCTGGACCATACCCAAAAACTAAGAAAGAACTAGAAGATTTGATTAAGGAATCAATTAAATATGCAAAAAAAGAAACTTAGGATCTTGTTTAATACTAATGCCCCCTGGAGTACATCGGGGTATGCTCAACAAATTAGAGAACTAGCACCAAAAATTCGTGATGCTGGTTACGATCTGGGAATTGTGTGTTTCTATGGATTAGATGGCGGAAAAATAATCTTGGATGGCATCACTATGTACCCCAAAATCGGTGATATGTGGGGAGAGGATGGTGTTATTAACCATCAAAATGATTTCAAGGCAGATGTGGTCTTTACTCTGCAAGACATCTGGGTGCTTAAACCAGAAGCGCTTAAATATTTTAAGAATTGGATCCCCATTTGTCCTATAGATCATGAGCCCACACCTCCAGCCGTAAGAGAACGCCTTAAAATGGCCTACAGAGTGGTTACTTATTCACCTTTCGGACACAAACAACTACAAGATGAAGGAATCAACTCAACCTATATACCTCACACTGTAGACACCAAGTTGTTTAAAAAGATCGACAAGGCAGAGATTCGCAAACAATTAAGTATTCCAGAGGATATATTCTTATTTGGAATGGTTGCAGCTAACAAAGACAACCCATCACGCAAATCGTTTCAAGAAGCTATGGATGCTTTTGCCAAATTTCACAAAAAACACCCTAAGAGTGGGATGTATTTTCATACTATGACTAAATCAAGCCCTGGTTTCTCAGGATTTCCAATTGAAGAGTATGCCAGAGTTTTAGGTATTCAAGACTCAATCTATAGCATTCCAATTTATGAACTTCTTTACAAGGTAGGTAAAGAGGATATGCACAAGATTTATAACTCATTTGATTGTTTACTTGCTCCAAGCGAAAATGAAGGTTTTGGTGTGCCTATTGTTGAGGCTCAAGCGTGTGAAGTACCAGTCATCACGACCAAGTTCACGGCTATGAGGGATTTAATCATTGATGGTAAGACTGGATTCTTCTGTAATGTAAATTACAAGAGATTTACTCCTCTTGGTTCTTATGTTGCTATGCCTGATATTGAGTCAATTTATAAAGCTATGGAAAAAGTTTACTCTGCTAATAGAGAAAAGATGGGCGTAGAGGCTAGAAAATTTGTCATGCAGTTTGATATTGATAAAGTATTTGAGGAGAAGTGGCTTCCATTTTTAGAGAAAATCTCTAAAGAACTCTGCAAAGTTGACACTTCAAAGCAAGTGAAGTAAACTTAAATTAGCGTAAAATACGCATTGGTACTATTTAGAAGCACCTCCTTTGTGGGGTGCTTTTTATTAAGGAAAAATATGTTTAATGATGGCTTCTCATATTCAAATATAATTGCTGCTGGAACTTCTACCCTTATTAGTGGTAGGAAAGGCTTCCTTCACTCAGTAGTGATAAGCAGTCCTTATGTTGGAACTGTAATTCTAACTGATGGATCAGGAACAATTGCAACCATTGGAACACCAAGTGTTACAGCAACTACATTAAGTTTTGACGCTAGAGTCAAAGATGGTTTAGTCGCAGTAGCCACTGGAACTCCAAATTTAACAATAATTTATCAATAAAGGAAATTATGCAATCAGTTACAGGTTTAAAAGGTATTATTAGATACAAACTTTTTGATAAAGATGGAAATCTAAAACAAGAGGGTAAAGGTTGTAATATTGTTACAACTCAAGGTGACAATTATTTTGTAGATCAACTTTCTGATTCTGGGGCGGCTGCGGTTAGTTTAATTGCTTTAGGAACTGGAACTGCTACTGTTGCAAAAGCTAATACTTGGGTAAGTGGTCCATTTTCTGCAAACGGAACTATAACTGCGGGTGGTGGAAGTGTTGCGGCTGTTACTAATTCGGGAACTCCAGCTAATCTACAATATGTAGGTACTTTTGCTGCAGGATATGCAACTCAAGATGGTATTACTAGAGCAATTTTAATTAATATGAATCCTTCAGCAGATGGGAATGGAACTCCAAATGGAAGTACAACTTTTTGTGTAGCTCATGGAACTGTTAGTCCAACTGTAAATAAGGGAGCTAGTGATAGTTTAATCATAACTTGGGATGTTACTTTTTTGGGAGCTTAGGAAATTAAAATATGGCAACAACTTATCCAGGCACTTTAGATGCCTTCACTAATCCAGTAGGTACTAATACTTTAGATTCACCAGACCACGCCCTTCAACATTCAGACGCAAATGATTCTATTGAAGCTATTCAGGCTGTTTTAGGAACTACTGCTGGTACTTCTGTTTTAATGAGTTTTGCTGCTGGTCAATTTGCTGCTAAAACAGCAGGTGGAACTATAAACACGACCACTTTTGGCACTCCTACTTTTACTTTAGGCTCTGATGCTACTGGAGATATGTTTTTTCGTTCTGCCGGTGGAACTGCTACAAGATTAGGAATTGGTTCGTCAGGACAGTATCTAACTACTAATGGAACTTCTCCATCTTGGGGAACTGTTGCCTCAAGTAGTTCTGATGGATGGACACTGGATTCTAATACTTGGACTGTAGCAGGAACTGCAAGTGATCCTCAATTTACCATTACATCACCAGGAACAATAAATACAACTTTCGGTCAAGGTGCTAGATTTAAGATGGATAATGCAGGTTCAACAGGTTATTATCTTTTATCTTTAGCTCCAGCCGTGGCGAGTGGCACTACTACTTTAACTCTTTATGGTGGGACAGCTTACAATCTTGTTTCTGGCTCTGCTATAACTAATGTATATTATTCAAGAGAAAAATCACCTCTTAACTTTCCTCTAACTGATTCTTTTTGGACTGTCCAAAGAGTTGATACTTCTTCAAGAACTCAAGCATCTCCTACTCAGAATCAATGGTATAACTTAGGTGGAACTGCAACACAGATAAGTATTCCTGCTGGATTATGGAAAACAAGTTATAAAGTATTTGCTAATCCTTATAAAGCTAACACTGATTCTATTGCTCAACACGTTACTCTTTCTACTGGCACAGCTTCAGAGAGCGATGCAGATTTTACTGCTCAAATGGAGCTCTCTAATGGTTCTGTAGTGACAAGTATAGGCGGTCTTAGCATGTATGTAGAAAAAAATCTTACTCTTGCTACAGTGACACCATATTATTTAAATAGTAAAACAAAAAACGCTAGTATGAACAATATCACTTTTGCTAATGACCAAGTAAAAATGATTATTAATGCAAAGAGCAACTTAATTTAGAATAAATATAGACCGACTTACTTATGTATGATTACTTACAACGAAGCATCAGTTACTTACTCAAGCACTCTTTATAAATATAATGGCGAGAGTATTGGTCAAATTTTTCAAAGAGTTTTACAGGATTCACTAGGACTTACAGATTCACTCAAACAAGCTAGAATAATTGTAAATACACTTCAGGATACATTAGGTTTAACAGATACTTTAGTTAGAACAGCAAATGCAATTAGAACCCTTGTAAATAATGAAGGTTTAACAGATACTTTAGTTAAAAATGTTTCATATTCAAGAGAAATAATAAACTCTCAAGGGATAACAGACGATCTTAAAAAGGTAAGTAATTTTTCAAAAACACTTTCTGAGTCAGTTTCTATACTAGATCAATTAGTTAGAAATTTAACTATTCCAAGATCAATAGAAGATAGTGAAGGTCTTAGTGACTCTTTAACTAAACAATCAAATGTTTCTCGCTCTTTAAGTGAAGCAGAAGGATTAACTGATCTTAACACTCATGAAAGAATTGTACGCAATTTTATTGAAGATAATTTAGGGATTAGTGATGTTATAAATTCATTAGAAAGGGCAATTGATCTTACAATTGCTCACTTCTTAGGAATCGAAGATATTAAGCCAATAATGGTTTCAGCGGATATTAGTAAAACTGATATAAAAATTGTCATAAATGAAAAACCGAGTTATGATTCTATTGGAAGAACTCTAGCAGTTTTTCAAACAAGTTTAACAACTTACAACGATTCATTAACAACTTATAACAGTGCAAGCCAAGTTTATGCAGGATATGATGATAGGCAAGAGCTTGGAGAAATGCCTCAATTTGATAATTATATACCAGAAATTATATCAGTAGGATCATTATGATAATTAAAGTAAAAAATAATCTAGACATTAAAGCACAATATTCATTTTTAAGTAATTCAGAGGCCTCAGCAGTTTCAACTCTTAGAGTTCGCAACATCAATCAATTTTATGATGATTGGGCTATACAAATAGGCAAGACTGGTGAAGAAAAGACGGAAATAAGGCTAATAAACGCCGCTCCATCTGGTACAAGTCTATCAATTTCAGCTGCAACCTCGTTTGATCACCCAGAAGATACTCCAGTTTACTCAATTAAGTTTGACCAGATAGTTTTTGAGCGTTCAACAATTGGAACTGCAGGGACAGCAACGCCTATTGGAACTGTTTCTATTACTCCAGACAGCGATTATACACAATATGACGACACAACTGGTGCTTCCACTTATGCTTATAGAACTTATTTTCAAAACTCTGTAAGTGGTGTTTTATCTAGTGAGAGTGACTGGCTTACATCTTCAGGATTTTCTTTTTACTCTAAAGCTAAATTAAAAGATCGTGTTAAAGGAAAACTCTTAGACTCTGGATATATTAAGGATGATAGTGTAATTGATGATTGGCTTAATGAATGGCTAGAAGTTTTAAACAATGTAGCTATTCAAGTGGATAAGTCTTATGGACTAGGGACTGTTGATGTTTCTTTTGGAACTTCTGGTCTAGGAACTATTACAAGTGCAGATTTTATATCACTCAAAAATATGTGGATAACTAACAATGGAAGTGATTTTTATGTTGCCGCTCAGATAGACATGAATCAAATTTATCCTAATCAAACTTTTAATGAAACTCATCCTTATTTTTCATGGAGAGGTGATAATGTCTTTAAGATCAATCCAGAAGAAACTGGAGGAACAGCAAGACTTCATTACTACAATATTAGAACTAGACTAGTAGATGACACAGATGAATTACCAGTAGTAATGAGGCCTTATACACGTTCCTTTGTAGATTATGCCCTCTCTGAAGCCTTATATCAGGATACTAAGGAAGCTAGAGCTGATCGCTACTCAATGAGAGCAGAAGCAGATAAAAAAACTTTCCTTTCTCAAATAACACCACGTAATAATACAGGTATTCAAATGATACAAATGGACTCTGATATAAACTCAAGTGATGAGTTCTACGAAATACTATGAAAATAAAAGTTTTAAATCTTGGCGGATTAAATACCTATCTCAATCCTTTAGTAAAGAATGATGGCGATTTAATCACTTCTATTAATATGGATTCATATCCTTTCGCTGCTAAGACTAAACGTCAAGGTTATTCAACTTATTTAGGTACTACTGACGGCAGTGCAGTTGCTGATCTTTTTTCTTGGACTAAAAATGATGGGTCATTATTTACCTATAAAGTAAGTAATCAAAAACTTTATTATTCTACTCAGGGGACAGGAGACTGGACTATTTGCGGCAATGGTACTTTAAGTGCAGATCATGTGGGATATGCAGTCTTAGACAATACTATGATTTTAGGTGATGGAGTGGGATCGACTAGACACACTACTACAGGTACTTCTTTTACAAATACCACTCTTGCACCTGTTGGAGAATTTTTTGCACAATACCAAAATCGTATTTACATTAGTGGAACTTCTTCAACTGTTTTTTACTCGACAACCAATGACGCTACTAACTGGGCTTTATCAGGCACAGCAGACTCATCCTCGTTTACAGTACCAGGAGCAGGAAAGATGGGTGCTATCTTCAAAGCTAATGATCGCTTAGTAATGACTAAAACCTCTGGAATAATTGATAGATGGGACGGTCATTCACTTGTTGATACTTCTACAAAACTAGGTCCTTCTTCACCTTATTCAGTTGACGAGTCTGAAGGCTACTATATGTGGCTAAATCGTCTTGGAATCATGGGTTATGGTGGAGACAAACCACAACTTTTAAGCAACGCTATTGAACGCCAAATTTATAATAGAAGCGGATCGGCAATTGTTGGTTCAGTTTTTGGGACTGCACCTGCTGGAGTACACCGCTACGACTATATGGTTTCAGTTGGAACTATAACTGATGACTTTACTAGTCAGACCATTAATAACGCTGTTTTAAAATATAACTTCCAGAAGAACGAATTTTTAGACTATTCATTTTATAATCAACCTTCTTGTTTTCACTCATTTGTAAATTCAAGCGGAAATCAACAGTTTATTTTCGGGTCTGGTAATCAGGTTTATACTTTAGAGTCAGGAAACACAGACAACGGGCAACCTATTGAATCAATAATGGAATTTGTAGTACACTTAGGAAGTCCAGAACTAGACAAAGAGTTTAAATCTTTATATGGTTTCTTTAATCCAGGATGTAATGCTAAAGTTCAAATAGCTATAACTGATACTTATACAAGAGATTCTAAAAAGTGGGTAGAAATTGGAGACTTTACTGATGGGATTTTAAAATATAGATTCCCTAAGCAGAAGTGTAGAGGTAAACTTTTATTTATTAGAATTTATGAGAACTCTAAAGACCCTGCTTTTACTTGTTATGGATTCGCAATAGATGGAGATGTAATAGATGACTAATTATAACGATTTAGGACTCAACCAGTTTTTACAGCCTACTAACTCTCCAGTTACTAACTCAGGTTTTGTTAATGCTTATCAATTTGACTCAAATAATGAAAGAGGAGCTATAACCAGTGCTTTTATTCAAGATGCTTCTATTAATAATGCAAAGATAGGAACTGCTGCAATTGGCACTGCTAATATTGGAACTTTAACTTTTAATGAAATATCTGGTGGTACTGCCACTTTTGGTGGAACTACAAACGGAAATGGATTAGTAGAAGTTTTAAATGAAGCTGGTGGAACAGTTGTTCAGTTGAATAAAGACGGTTTACAGATAACGAACGGAAGTATTAGCGTACAAAATAGTTCTGGGTCGACATCTTTTGATCAACTCGGAGTTGTATCAGAACAGAATTTTTTTACATCAACAGCAGAAGTAATTTCTTCTGGAACTCAGGAAACAAGTAGTTACAGCTTTGTTGATATTGTTGGAGGGAGCATGTCTTTCACAACGAGCAGAACTAGGCTTTTAAATGTTGATTGTCAGCTCGGCTTCTGGGTTTACTCGGGTGTCACTTATGGAACAACCGAATATAGAGGTCTTTGTCAACATACTTTTTACATAGATGGAACACTGAGTTCTTATGCTCCAGTCATTGAAACAGGATATTTTGGAGTTGGGTCTGGTGCAGAAAGAGCTTTAGGAGCGTATGGGTTGAGTTATGTTAAGTTTGGTCAAGTTCTAAGCCTTTCTGCTGGAACACACACACTCAAATTGCAATCAAGGTTATATGATTCTAGTTTATCAACTGGAACTCCAGTTTTGCACATATGGGCATACAAAATAGGCTACACTCTACTAGGAACTTAATATGAAAACATATATTATGCTTAATGACAAAGGAGAGGCTCAAAATATTTTAGAGTCTAATGATCCAGGAATTATTATTCCAATAAATAGTATTGATATAACAGATCACAAAAATAAAGAAGAAATTAAACACGATATTAAAAAATATAAAATAAAAGATAAAAAATTGACATAAATAGTCTTGTGAATTAGTATAAAACTACCAGAATACTGGATATTGTGTACTAGAACACCGACTTTTTTCGGTGTTTTTTATTTAAGGAACTATGGCAAAATCTTTTGATGCTTACATGGCTGAATCAGGAAGGCAAGGTGATCTCGATCAACTTCGCAAAAACTTTGGATATGATAGTGCTAAGTCTCAGTATGAATCTAGTGGATCGTATGGTTCTCAACCAAATACATCATCGGTTCAATCTTCTTCTTATGCTCAGCCAAACTTTGAGTCTACCCTAAGTAGGGCAATGGAAATTCAGAAGCAAGCGGCTCAACCTGCTATTAGTTCGCTTCAAGCAAGTATTCCTGAAATTCAAAAGTCTTATACCTCTCAAACTCAATATGCTAAAGGTCAAGTTTCTAACCTAGAAAGCAGATACAAAACTCTACTCGATAGTATTAAAACTAATCAAGCAGGTGCGGAAACTACTGCAATTAAAACTACTTCACAGGAATTAGGTCGTAGAGGAATTGTAGGATCAAGTGGTGTAGCTGATGTAGCTATGCAAGAAGCAGTAAATCCTATTAAGGCTCAATACTCTAATTTATTAAGTCAAACTGGTGTTTCTCAAGAAGCAGATATAGCCGCTGCTAATCAACAAATCTCCAACTTAGGATTTGCAGAAACAGAAGCAACTAGAAACGTGAATAACGCTATTGCTCAATTACAATCTGCTACTACTACAGCAGGAGTTAATCAGGCTTTACAGCAACTGCAACTAGCTCAAACTGATCTACAAAATCAACAACAGGCAAGTCAATTTGCTGCTCAACAGGCACAGGCAGATAAGATTTATAACACAATTTCACTCCCAGAGAGTCAATATAATATCAATAAACCTTACTCAAGTGCTGATGGAAGTGGACTAAGTGTAACTGATCTTTTATCTTTATTTGGTGGAGGTGTAACAACTCCACCTACAAAATCAACTGGATTTTCAAACGTAGATAGTTTAATAGCAGAAGGAAAGTATGATGAGGCTATGCAGCTTCTTCAGAATCCATAATTATGGCAGAACCAACTAAAAACAAATTCCAAAAATTACTTTCTTTTCTTTCACTAGGTGCAGTTGGAGAAAATCTTGGTCTTATGGCTACCGCTCCCACTCTTGGGATTGCTAGCAATCAAAGTAACAAACAACTTGATGAAATTAGAAAACAGCAAAAAGCATTGATGGATAAGATTAAAATTACTACTAATCAAGAAGAAAAAACAAAGCTATTAAATCAATCTCGTTTACTTAGTGGACAAACAGAAAATGTAGGCAACCAAATTTCTAACTTAACTAATACAGTTAGAAATGTAGGTCAAATCTCAGATCAAGATTTAACTAAAAGTAATTTAGGATTTGCTCTTGGACAAGCAGGAAGGCAAACTGCTGGACTAGCTTCTTATGCAATCCCATTTGGAAAAGGAACAAAAATTGCTACTAAAGGCATTAATCCATTATTAGGACTTTTAGGAAAAACAGCAAATCTAGCAACCAACACTTTAATTCCAGGTGCAGGAGTTGGAGCATTGAATTCATTAAGTCAAGAAAATGTAACTGCTCAAGATGTAAAGAGTGGGGCAGTGGGCGGTGCAATTGGTGCTGGATTATTTAAGGGTGGTACAGAATTATTAAAAGCAGGAGGAAAAGGACTAGCAAAACTTGGAGGAAAACTCGTAAATAAAGCTACTGCTAATTTTATTCAAACATCACCCGCAGTATTTCAAAAAGCTGCAGAATCTGGAATTAATGTCAATGATGTCTTTCAAAAGTACTTCAAAGCTACAGATAAACTTGAAAATTTAATTGGAAAAGTTGGTGGAAAAGGTGAAGGAAAAGTAGCGAAGCTACTTGGAGAATCAGAAGGAATCATTAATAAAACTATTAAAAACTATGGTAATGATGTTGTTGCTACTGCTGATGACTTAATTAAACCCTTAATAGAGCAAGGACAAAAACTTGCTAAAGTTCCAGGAAATACACAAAAAGTTCAACAACTTAGTGCTTTTATTGAGGATGTTAAAAAATTATATCCACAGGGTACTAATGCCAAACAACTACTAGAGTTAAAAAGAATCTTTGATCATCAATTTGGTGCTTCTGTTGTAGATGATGCTACAGGTGCAGTTATTAGAGATGCACAAAAATCAATTGCTAATACCGCAAGAGGTATATTAAAAAATACATTCTCAACTATTAAAAACGCACTAGATAATGAAAGCGAACTTCTTACTTTAAGACCTATATTGGAAAAAGCTCGTGCCACTGCAGAAACTACTGCACTAAAACAACCTGGAGGTTTAGGACTTCTTGATTTGATTTTAGGAGTGGGTGGATCAGCAATGGGAAGTCCTGCCGTAGGACTTGGACTTGTTGCTGGTAAAAAAGCCCTACAATCTCCAACCGCATTAAATGCTATGGGGAAAACAGCCCAAGCAGTTGGTGGAGCTCAATTGCCATCAGCTTTAAGTAACATTCTAGGAAAAGTAATGCCACAGTTAGCGGCTAGAACTGGATCAAATCTTGCTACAGGATCAGTCGGTGTTAGTCCCGAACAAGAGCAAGTAAATGCCGTACAAGATCAACAAAATATACCAAATCAAAATACACCTCCTTCTACTAATAATATACCACTAGCTGAAAGTATTGATATATCTAAATTACCACCAGAAAAACAAGCCGCTGCTAAGATGATTCAAGAGGCTAAAGCTGCTGCTCAAGGTGGTGCAATGGGTGGAGTCGGAGAAATAACCCCACAGCAGGCCATGATGGCTCAGATGTTACTTTCACCTAAAGAACTGACTAAGTTTAATAATATGTATAAGATTCAGCAAGATACTGCTAAGGCTTCTCAAACCAAAGCACCTTCTGCGGCTTCTCAAACTAAAATAGAACTTGGAAAGTCTGGACTTAGAGCTTTAGATCAGGTAGAAGATATACTTAAAAAAGATCCAAGCAAAGCTCTCAAGGCATCAATTCCAGGACAACTCGGAGCTAGAGATTATGACTCAGCAGCTTTTAGAGCGGTAGAAGGTCTTTTAAGATCACGCTCTGGTGCAGCAGTTCCAGAAACAGAAGTTAGACGCTACATGAGAGCTAATTTACCAAGAATAGGTGATACTAAAGGGGATATTAAATTCAAATTAGAATCGTTTAGAAAAGACCTAGAGGCTCAAGCTAGTTTTGGTGCTACCGAAGGTGCGGATACAGACGCACTTTTACAGTTACTGGGAGAGCAGGGAATAAACCTATAAGAAAGATTTATGACTGAACAAATATTTACAACATCAAACATCACATTTGTAGTTGGAATCATAGGTATAATTATTGGTGTATATAAATCAATCAACAAGCCTCAAGTTGATCTTGAGAAGAATCAAGCTATTAACGAAGAAAAAGACAAAAGCAAAGCTACTGTTTTACAACAAAAGGAAACTGAAAATAAAGCTATTCTCTTAGCTGAACAGGTTAAATGGGATAAAGAATCTAACGCTCAAAAGTTTGCAGAAATGGGTATAAGAATAGATAGGGCTTTTGAAGTCGCACAAAATCACATTAATACGATCGAAACAGAAGTTAAAAATTTAACTGTATCAGTTGGAGTAATGACTAATAAAATTACTGAATTAAATACAATTCTTATAGAACGATTACCACCAAACAAAAACAAATAATATTATAGATAGATATAGTTTTATTTAAATAATAAAGTGATATAAATAGTATATGACCTTAGAACAATTTATAGAAAAATATAAGGGCAAAAAAGTAGAGTATCATTCATATTCTAGCAACTCACTCTATCAGTGTGCAGATTTAGCAAATCAATACATTGTTGAGTGTCTAGGACTCCCCGCTATTATTGGTACAAACGCTCAAGACTTCCCTAAAAAAGCAGGTGATAAATACGATTATATTTTAAACACTCCAGATGGTATTCCTAAAAAGGGAGACATAATGATCTGGAAGTCAGCAGATAACATTGGTCATATTGCTATTTTTGTCTTAGGGGATGAATTTACTTTTACTTCATTTGATCAAAATTGGCCTACTGGCAGTTCATGCTCTCTAGTTAAACACAATTATACTAATGTTTTAGGCTGGTTAAGAGCATTACAAACTACACAAGGAAACAATACGACAGAAAAAACATACACACAAGAAGAATGGACTAAATTAAGAGCTGAAAATCAGGATAATTGGGACAAATGGCAATTAGAACTTGGAAACAATAAAACTCTAACTTCTGAAAACGAAGGACTCAAAGAAGAACGAGATTCAATCAAAAATAGATACAATGACTTAATCCAATACATATTCACTAAATGCAATCCTTTAAAGCCTCTAATAGATCAGTCTGAGGACTCTGCAAAGGCTGAAATCGTCTCTTTAGTGTCTAACATAGACATTCTTAACAACGAGATTAAAACCAACCAAAAACAGGCAGAGAAAAGAGAGCTAGCACTTGTCAAAGAAAATGAACTCTTACAAGGAAAACTAGATACTCTACAATCTCAATTTGATAAAATGAAAGAAAAACACGCCCAAGAATTAGAAACAATGCAAAATAAAATAGATAAGGTTCAAGAACAAGTTGAGGCTAACAACGAAGCTAAACAAGAAAACAATACTTTTAAAACTTGGATAGAAAATATTATTAAAAAATTGAAAGGTTAATATGGAACTTTCACCACTAATGCTTTTGATAGGTCTATTTATCCCAGCTTTGATGGGTCTTGTAACACGCTTAATTAAGGACTCTGATGGCAGATTTTGGGCTTCGGCTCTCATTTGTACGATAGTTGGAGGTCTAGTCAATTACATAGAGAGAAACGGGGTCTACACGGGCTTAACAATGTCAGATATTGTTTACTCTATTGCTTCATCTGCTTTTTCAATGATTGGACTAGCTAAGGTTTCTTATCAGGCTATTTGGGATAATAAAGCCGTAAGTAAGTTATTACCTGATGAAATAGCTAAAGATACTGAAACACCTCTCAAGGCTATGGGTTTACAGCCTAAAAAATAGACGTGCTATACTAATTTAGTATTAAAAGAAAGGTTCTTATATGTTAGTTTCAATACTAATTTTGGTTTTGATCCTGGTTGTTGCATTCTGGATCATAGGTGAAATGAGTCTTCCACACCCAATTAACATGATTGTTAGAGTTGTGGTTGGGATTGTCGGTTTGATTTACTTATTGAATCTAATCGGTGTAAGACTTCCATAATTGCACCACAAGTATCTAGTTTACTTCCAATTTAATTTGGTTTATTCTTAGTTATCTAGCCTTGAAATCTCCCAAGGAAATCTGGGCTATAAATTAAAGATCCATTTATGACAAACCTGGCGGGAAGTTGTGAATGGATTTTTTGATACATTGTGTTTAAACTCGTTTTAGTTTATTCTAGATGAGGCGGTTAGTTTCCCCTAAAAACTGCTAGTTTTTAATTTATTGCTTTCATAATCTTTAAAGACTAATCGCCACTTAATATGCCCAAAAAGAAAACTAAGAAGATTAAACACCCCTCACTTAAACTTAAATCTACTCAGTTAAAATCTAAAATACCTAGTAGATTCTCTACTCCTTGGAATGGTATAGAAGAGTATTTTAAACAGTGTGAGAGAAGTGAAAAAACTGCCACTTGTAAATAGGTTCAAACATGGTAATAATGGATGTTGCTGATGAAGCACAAACAATGATTATCTCGAGGGATAATTAACCTTCAAAGCCTGTTTCTTAGGCAGTACAGGCACAGAAGGAAAAGAAAGATAGATAGATGAAAATTCACGAAATAAATCAAATTGAACCAAAAATGATACCTTTTAAGTGTCCTGTTTGCTCGGGCTTTGGAACACTGAAATATGGTGAAAAAGTTTGTCATGCCTGTAATGGAAAAGGATATGTAGTAATAAAGAACGCAGAAGAAAGAGAGATAGATAGATATGCAAACGAGAATAATTTACACTGAGATATGGCAAGATGATTTTTTTGTTGGACTAAACCCTGATGAAAAACTCTTGTTTATTTATTATTTAACCAACGAATCGGTTAATATCATTCATTTTTACAAATGTGGAAACAATAGAGTTAAAGCTGATACGGGTATTGATACCCCTATTATTTTACAAGCACAGCAGAAGTTTGAAAAAGAGGGCAAGATATTCTTTAAGAATGGATATGTATTTTTGCGAAATGCACACCGTTTTGAACGCTATGAAGGCTCTAAGAATGAGATTGCAAAGTCTAAACTCTTCGCTCGTTTATCAAATGACTTATTAGACTGGTATTCCAAGCTAACTGATACCCCTATCGATACCCTCTATAAATCAGAAATCATAAACCCTAAAACAGAAACCCTAAATACTAACTCAGTTAACCCCAATGATATTCCTTTTTAATCTAATATATATTTTTGAAATAAAGCAGAGATTTATGTGAAAAATCAGATTATAGTGAAGAAGAATTTGATTTGATGTTAGAATGTTTACTGGAAAATATAGAACTCATCCCTAAAGAGGAAATTAAAGGGTATATGGAAGAAGCAAAAGAAGTTATGAAGAATATTGATATTAAAGATTCTTCATTTATTGCCACTTGCTTTTCAACAAGCTCTGATGGAATTTGGACTTTTGATTCTCATTTCAATCAGCAAGATAAAGTAAGGATTTTTAGCACAAAAGAGTTAGCAAACCTACAATAACCTTATCAGATACAAACATTAATCTCAATTTCATAAGCTTTATTAATTAACTATCTTTCTTAGCTAAATGAAAGATAAAAAGATTTTTTACACATTAATAATAATCCTTATTGTCAGCCAAATATCATCAACAGCATT